ACCAATATACTCATGAACTGGTCTTACCCATCTTATCTTTTCATCATTACGAAAAACTCTCGCTTGATAGTCGGGTGAGTTAATTATTGGAACTTTATATTTTACTTTGACTTTCATAAGCTGTTTTTTCAAATGATTCATGTGGTAAAAATGTTTGCATTTATTTATTCCTTTATTAAGTGAGTGTGGTAGGATTCGAACCTACTTGATGGTTAAACGGATTTACAGTCCGCCCCCTTACCAAATCGGGCTACACACTCATATTTACAATATTTCTTCTTCAACAATTAAGTCCATTTTTTTCAAAAGTTTATATTCTTCACTTTCAGTATCCATAACTTTTTCATTATAAAGTTCAAATGGTGCAGTTACTTTCCAACCCCATTGTTTTATGTGTTGTTCTGTTATTCCATCAACTGTATTCACTCTTGGCACATATATTAAATCAGCATCATTCATTTCTAATATCGGTTTAAGTTGCTCTAATAATATTTCATTCGGGTACTCATCACAATCAATATGAAAAATATAATCTCCACTACAATTCTCTATTACCGAATTCTTTTGGGCTGCAAAATCACCTTCAAGTTTTCTCTGATAAACTTTAATAACTTTCATACCATCGTGTCCATATTGTGCAGTCCAACTATCTAATACAAACCTAACTCCATCATCTTCTCCATCAACACAAATAACTATCTCATCTTCGGGTTGTGTTTTATGAATAAGAATTTCTAATAACCTATTTAACTCATCAGCTTCATTATGAGTTGTGATACCATAACTAATTTTCAAACTACTTGTCCTTTAGCTCTTCTCATTAACAATTGTTCTCTTTTCTTATTATATTCCACCATAGCTTGAGCTCTCATTCTTTCCCAATACTTTTGTTCAGATATAGTAGCGGGTGTTTGTTCTATTTCTCCATACGCTTGTATTATTTCATCATAGGTAACTTTCTCTTGACCTTTAAAATTAGAACTTACAGCCTTACCAACTTTATTAAAGTTAACTTCTAATAAATCTTCTAATTGAACTAATCTATCTGCAATAGTAATTCTTGGTGGTAAAGATTTTCCAGTAAACATTCCACTATAATCATAATCACATATTTTAACTTGTTTGTAATTACGTAATGTATATGTTTTCCACGCACCTTCAACTTCTGTTAAAAAATCTCTAATGTATTTATTGAACGTAATTGAACCATCTCTTATACCTTCACCAAATTTAACTCTATGATAAGTAAAATCATCATAACTTGTAAATTCAAGTCCACCAACCTTTTTTATTAATCTTTTTAAAAGACTTGGTTGTAAGTTATCCAAATCAAATACATACAATTTTCTTTGAGCTATATTTCCTCTAAAAGGCGTCCAATCTAATACTAAAGAAACTTTATTTGTAACTTCACCACTTTTAGCAGATTTGTATTTACCCAATAAAATCATACCTCTACGAATTTGATTTTTCTTAACCAATTCTTGTTTTAGAAACTTAGTACGATATGCCGCGGCTAATCCCAATTTACTTCTCCAAGTTAGTTTTAACTATTCCCATTGCTCTACAAGCGTCAAGAAATTCAAATTGTCCAAATCTTTTAGCTCCTTCGGTATCCAATCGTGATTCATAGAACTCACCATCTTTACCTGGAACTGGATAATTTTTCCTTTCTTCCTCTGGTATAAATATCACTTCAGCGTATCTCCAATACCAATTTTCGACATCTCCTTCAGGATAAATAATACCTTTAGACCCCATGTTAATAACTGATGGATACCAATATATCTTTCGTTCTTCATCAAAAAATTCCAAATCTCTTATTATTTGTGCAGTAGATTCTAAATGTTGATTCTTTACTTTCGATTCTTCTGAATAAAGTGAGTTTGATGTATAACCACAATTAAAACATAGATAACTTTTAAAGTCATCTTCATCTTTTCTCTCAACTGTTTCTTCAAAACATTTTTCTTCAGAATAACAATGTGGACATTTTATTTGTATTTCTGCCATAATTAAGCCTTCTTTAATTTTGGTAAATTAATTTTTGGTGTTTCTATGTTACCAGCAACTTTCTTTAATTTTGGTAATTTTAAATCAACTTGTTGTGGTATATCTTGATAATACTTGTCTACAATTTCACCAAGTTTTTTTGTCATATTATCAAGACTAAAATCTTGACTAAAAATTGATTGTTTTTTAGCATTGATTAAATACTTTGGGTAATTCTTGAATACATCCATCATAACTCTACTAGCGTAAGGATAATTTGTAGTAAACCATTGACAACCCTTTAGATGAATTTCTTTTGGAAACGAACCTTGTGGTACAGCACTCAAACTACCAGGTAATAATATTGATAAATCTTTGTGTAGAAAATCAACATGACCACTCCAATTTGGAGCAATAACTGGTTTTTCTGAAAGAGATGCTTCTAACAATGGTCTACCAAATCCTTCACCATGTGTTAATGAAACGTGAGCTTTAACTTTAGGGTGGTTATATAAACCATTCATTTCCTCATCACTAAAATCACCATGAAATAAATAAACATTTGGTAATTCACCTTGTACAGTAGATTTTATATCTTTAATTTTTGAAATAATTTCTTCTCTGTCTATTATTGAAAATGTAGCACCACTCGTCTTCATTATAAGACCTGGTGGATTTTTTACATTCTTAAATGTTTCTAAAAATGTCTTAACCAACATACCAGTATCTTTTCTATCTTCTCCAAGATTTCCTTGTAACCAATGTCCAGTATATAGAAAATTAAATTTCTCTTCTACTTTATCAAATTCTTCTACTAAACTTTTACTAAAAGAATCGGTAGATTTATAGATATTTAAGTCAGCTCCTTCGAATAAAACTTCAATTGGTTTTTCAACCTTCAAGTCAGGCCCCCTTTGTCCAGTTTTATCATTTTGAGATTCAAATATAGTTCTCATAAAAATATCTTTTGAAAACTCTGATGGTACGATAACCATATCCATTTTATTTAAACCTTGAATCCACTCTGGAACACATCCAGTAGTTTCTATTCCAGCAGTAATACCTATATTAAGTTTACCAATTGGATTAAACTCGTTTGGTACAACTATATGAATATGAATATCTGGTTGTTTTGGTAATTGTGTACCATCCATCATACAATCAATAATTCTTTTATCTCGTGGGTCTTCCATATTCAATGCATTCATTGAAGTATTACCCCACCTTACTGGCATAATTTTTACATCAAATTTATTTAAGTCTAATAAAGAATGTACAATATCTCTACTATGTGCACCATATCCACTTCTTGTTCCGACTGGGGCTGTAACTAATACTAATGGTTTCATTATAACTCCTATACTTTATAAATACTATAACGTTTTCTTGGTGTCCACGATTTCATAATTGTATCCATGTGGTCTATAAAATTTTGAGACATAGCACGTGAACTCATCATTGAATCATCACTACACGCCCATTCGTGTCCAATCTTACCACATCTCTTTCTTTCTTCAGCACCAACATCATACCATTCCTTAATTCTATCTGCAACATCATACCAATCACATCTATCATCAAAAATATATGGTGTTGGTGGTGAACCCATCAAAGAACGTGTTCTTGGCCAAACTGGTTTTACCCACTCTCCATGAGTTAATCTATCATTATTTTCCCACTTACGATAATCATGAAGTGAATGTACTTCTGAATAATCTTTGTATGTAAGATACTTACCATCTAACTTAAATCCACACTGGTCTTGCATTCCACCAGTAACATTTAAAATAACTGGAGTACCACACATAATAGATTCTGCACCAGACAATCCAAAACCCTCATTTGATGAAATCAATATAGTACAATCTGCCATATTATATAAAAAGTTCATAGCTTCTGGTGATATCTTTTGGTCTGAAAAGGCTACGTCACCATATGTACATAATTCCTTTACTACCGCAGGTATAGATGTACCATGTTGGTCAACAGGTGTTGTGTGCATTAATAATAAACATTTATTAGCTTGTTCTTCTGGTAACATACCACAAAATTTATTATACGCTAAAATAATATCACCAACCATCTTACGTTTTATATTACGAGCGTTATAAAATAAAATAAAATCCTTCTCTTTACCCCTCGTCAACTGATTTTTGAATGTTACGTATTTTTCAGAATTTTTTTGTTCATCTGTCATTGGAAAGAACTCTACTTCACTTATTCCATGTGGTATGTAAGTATTATCCGTATCTGTTCTTGGTTTATTCTGACAAACGTTTTCTACAATATTATGTGTCTGTTTAGATATATTCATAATCAAATCACAAGACTCATAAAAATTCTCATTCCATCTTGGATATGGTAAATCATCCCAAATATTATAATAGAATATTGGTATCTCTTGTCGTATCTCGTGTTCCATTTGATATAACCAATTCCAAAATCTTGGGTCTGTATAGTGTAGGATTGCATCTGGTTTTTCAGTAGACATCAAATGTCTAACTATATCAGGGTTACCATAACCACTTACTGAATACACTTTACAATAAGCGTCATCAACACCCATATCTTTACCATACTCTTCTGATATGTCGGCAACTTTACCTTCTTCTGGATGTTTTATTGCTCCACCAACTTGAACCCAATCATAATGATGCAATGTACCTCTTACAAATTCACGAGACATCGTTCCGACCCCAGATGACATTCTCAAATCATCTGATAATAACAATATTTTCTTCTTTGACATATAACCTCTTTAAGTAAATTTAATCGTTCAATAATTCCCTTTTAATTATCGGATTATCTTTTTTATCTACAAAGTTTTTTTGTAAAACCGATAACTTGTCTTCACATTGAGACAAATTATCTAATTCTTTCTCAATAGTTTCTATGATATTGGGATGTTCACCAACACCAACTGTGTTTTCTAACATAATTTCTATGTTAACTTTATGTGATGCAATCTGTCCTTCGAGTTTCTGAACAAGTGCACTAATAATTTCTTCTCTTAACTGCATCATTAGAATTGACTCCCAGATATTTGTAGGTTTTCATGTTCGTGTATTCTTTTACGAAAATCCTCATCATTAACATATCTATGTAAGCATCTATTAATTAACTTTTGTAACGTAAATTCTGTCATTAAACTTTCTTGTTTAAATGATTTATACAAGTCATTTAATAGTTTTACAGAAGTTAATTTAACTTTGTCTTCCATTTTAATCTCCATAATATATATGTATATATAATTAGTTAACTATAACTACTTTCTTCCCAATTTTTTTAGCTTCTTTAATAGTACTCATAGTTCCACTTGACATCTTACCTTTTGGTATAAAGGCTACGACTTTATCTGAATATTCAGCTATCTGTTTGTTTCTTTTGTGGTAGTGCCATGTTGCATATTGTTTTCCATATTCAAATTGTGGTCGTACACAATGTTGATTATATGCATAATGTGATGGTGGAAATTCTGAATATTTCATATCAAACTCTAATGCATATTTCTTAGCATATCCATCAGCTCCTTGTTTTTGTCCACCACTTACTATTTCTACGTTATCACCAAATTTTTGTTTCAATCCGAAAATAAACTCTTGTACTCTTCTTTTATTCGAATAATCTCTTGAACCAACAATTCCTATTCTCATAAATCATTCCTCTTCTGTTTTCTTTCAACCTTTTTTTCTTTAGGTGGTTGATTATTAAAAAAGGTAATAGCATCAGAAAATTTACTTATACCACTAACTATCTGATTTGTATCTCCATAATTATATTGAAATCTACAATTGGATGGGATTACATCTTTATCATTGTGACATCTCATATCAAACCAAACAAAATCATTTGGATTCATTGACTTTTTAGATACAATCTTAGTTTTCCAATGGTGTCCATCTTCAATAGAAGCTATAGCATCTTTCAAATTAATTTCAGTATTTTCCTCATCGAACCAAAGTATTAATTGAATCATATGTGTACCACTCAGATTCAAATTTTCTAAAGCTTTTAGAATTTCACTTTTATCATCTTTATCTAAGAAATGTTCTAATCTCATTCTTAAACTAACTTTACCTAACTGCATCAGTTTTTCCTATCACATAATTCTTTTTTGTTTTTAAACTCACAATATCTACAATTTTTTTGAGAAGGCTCTTTTCTATAAATAGTATTTTTTAAGTATTCTCCATTGTCATCGAAACATTCTTCTAAAAATTTATTTAAGTTCAATAATACTCGATTAATACTTGGTTTTCCAGAAGCAGGTATTACTTTCTGAACTCTCTTTTGTGGAAAGTCCACATTCTCCCATAACTTACGTTTTACAATAAAAAACTCAACATCTATCTTTTCAATCGGAACATCCATTTGAGCAGAATAGAATTGTTTATAAAGTAACAATTGGTCTGTCTTATTTTTGTCTTTTTTCTGGTACTTATTCCAACCTTTTGTTGAAGTCTTAATATCGTAGATGATATACTTGTCTCTAACTGTATCGTGGATTACGAGGTCAATATACCCCTTAAACACCACGTTGCCCTTCATTTTATAATTTAGTTCTGTTTCAATACCAACAAGTTCGTAACCCTTCTTACTGAAATATTGAGCTCTTCTTTTCTTTAACCAGTCTAAAATAACACACCCATCATTATAAAACTCTACCATATCGTTTTCAGTACAAAAAACTACACCACCATTAGCTTCCATTATTCTTTCATAATGATATTGCATTCTTTGTCTCAATAAGTCTTCCAAATCAATGGAATCTGCTTCTTTAGCTGTCTGATTATACATTATGTGTAAATAAAATTGTAATACTTCATGCATTGAAGTACCAAACATTGTGTGAATACTATCTGTAAATTCACGAAGACCATCTACATATAATAGTTTCCATCTAAATGGACATTGTGACCATAAATTATATTGACTATACGATACTGATTTCAAAACCAAGATTCCTCTTTATCTACTGAAGTTAATTCTTTTCTCTTATTCTCTTTCAATTCCAATTTGACCGTACTCAAACACTCATCAATTAGAGCTTGGTCAATATTACTTTTTGATAAATCATAATTTGTATATGGAAACTTGGGATTATCTCTTACACCCTTACTTAGTAACCACCTACGAATATATTGCCATGTTGAATTGGCTGCTAAATGTGGTTGTACTTGTTCTGTTATTTGACTTTTTTGGGTCACTCCATTTAGTATACAATATAACCAATTCATAGCATCTTGTGGTAACTTGGGTCTAGCACGAGCTATAATTTCTTGCATGGTATTCCTCAAGTTCTCCCTAAAAATTAACTCAAAATTATCTAATTTCCAAGAGCTTTTTTCAGGTATTTTTCTTATCATATTCTGAAACTCTTCTTTTGTTTTAAATGTATATGGATAATTGTCACCAACAACTTTACTCATTTGCGGATTGTCATATACTAAAACTGGTTTATCAACTTGTATACCATCTTGTACCGATAAATTCCAAGTCATATAACCATCAACAAAACTTACACTACAATGTGAGTTTTCCAATAAGTATCTATATTGACCTCTATTCAATTTGGACGCTACATATTCTGGTGGAGCTTGCCAATCAGTACTCCACAACATATATTCATCTTCCAATCCCTCAAAATATTCTAACAACCTATTTACACCAGTAGTCTGGCCCCATCTATGATTAAACACAACAATCTTTTTATCTGTTGGTAAATCTATAGGTTCTGCTGGTGGTAACGGGTCTGAAGCTAGTGGCATAGTTTTTGTTTTATCTTTAATGTAATTCATATCAATAGATACTGGTTGACCTTTATGAAAGTTTCTAGCTAACCAATCATTCGATATATCAGTATGAAAGAATGCGTTATCAGCCATACCTATTGATTCTATTTGTCTCATAAATGGTGGTGGTGTCGCGGAAGATACTCTACTACCTGGACAATCAACCCAATGAAAAAATAAGAATCTACTTACAACTTGTCCATATCTTTTATCACTCATAGCTACAAAGATATTATATAACATCTCTGGTTGATGGCAAAAAACAAAATCTATATCTTGTGTCTTAAAATTTATTATATTTCTAAAAACAGAATCATGAAACGCTGAACGATTAGATAAAGCGTTTCTATAGAAAGGATACTTGATAAGAGTGACATTTGCTCTATCATCAGGCATCTTATGTTTTTCTGGTACTAAAACATAGTGGTGACATTCTGGTAAGAATGATATTGTCTTTTCTAATACTTTATAGTTAGAATCAAATTCGTGTTGAAATATTCCACTACTATCAAATCTTACTGGACTACCATAATGTAATATTCTCAATCCATCCATTTACCATGCTCCTTCAAGTGCCATAATCTGTGTTTGAATCTTTCCCATAGTAAACCAACTAAAGTATCAGACTCATATACTCCAGCCTTACATTCATACTTATACATCTGGTTTATCCTTTAGTAGTCCTCGTAACCAATGTATATAAGCTCTAACCTTTCCACCTAGCTCCATATCATTTGGAAATTTATCAACTAACTCTTCTATAATTTTTATAGGTTGTTTCATCACTTACCCCATTTACCATTCTTGACTATTGTTGCCATTATACCATAATTAGATATATCTAAATATGCATCTTCAAGTGGTTCATCTACAGCTGATTGTTTACCACCCATCAATAAAGTTTTCAATCTCTGGCACTTGTCATTAATTCTGAACCATAACCCTGTAAGTGATAATTTAATTTCATCAGGTGTTTGTAATTGAGTACCAACTGAAATATTACCTGGGCCGTAATCATGTTGTTTGTGTAGAAACAATTCGTATTGTTCTCGTTGAATCTTCTTGAACTCTTGTGTCATCTCTGGCCATTCTTTTTCCATTTGTTCCACAATTGTTCCAGGTGAATCAATACCTGTTGGTGTATCTTTTATAGTTTTCATTTACACTCCTCTAAAATAGTTAAATTTTTGTTTAATTGAAATTTATTTTTATTTGGTATTTTTCTTGTATCCAAAACTTCTTTTATATATTCTTTAAACATTTCCGCACCTTTAAATCTTGGTGGTGGATATATTTTATCTTCATTAATCATAAAAAATTTACACATAACGGCTACGTCCTCAAATGAAACTGGTTTATCATAATATAATAAAATTTCATCTTCTGGATGTTTTCTACCTTTAACTTTATTCCATTTTTTCATTAAACTACCTCGTCTACGACACCATACTTCAAACAATCCTTAGCCGTTAGATAGGTATCTTGTTTAGAAACTCCTTCCCAAAAATCAGAAGTTTTCTTTGTTACATCTCCAAGTATATCACATATACTCTTTTGTAAAAGTTTTAAATGGTCTGCTCCTTTTAGTACATCGGATGTTTTTCCAGCTTCAAATGCAGAACCTTCGTGAATCATTACTGTCGAGTGTTTACTCATTGTTCTATTACCAGTTCCACACGCAAGTAGAACTGCTGCGGCAGACATACAAGCACCAAGACAATGAGTATTAACTTTTACTGGTAAACTTCTTATATGGTCTATCAAACCCAACATAGCATAAACATCACCACCATAAGAACTGATAATCATATTTAAAGGTTTTCTAACATCTTTTTGATGTCTAAGTATATTGTCCGTCTTTGTAACTATAGTATACAAATTATCCATATCAAAATCATATGCCATATAAACTGTATTAGTTTCAGTATTCACACCCCACTCAAGTTCTTTCATGAGCATAGTATGTCCTATGTTTCTTTCTTCAAGATTGGTCATGTAACCTCCTATCGTATTTCGAATGGTAGTTCTTGCCATTTTTTTGGCTCGACACCATATTTTGTTAAAACTTCCCGTATTTCAAGAGTACCTTGTTCTGTCAATAACAATGTTTCTATGTAACCCTTAACTTGTCCTGTAGAACATTCATAATGTTTACAGAATATTTCCATAAACCACTTTGGTAAGTTCATATCCTTATCCTTTTTTATGTATTTTAAAAATTGTTTACCTTTCGGTAAAATATCTGCATAGACTTTATAATGTTCTCTTGGTGTTAATTCATTCCAATATTTTTGAACATCATTAACAAAATCTATCCACTCGATTTTCATTGATAAAAACCTATTAACCATATAAGTAGAATAGGTTTTTTTATTTTCTTCTGATAGTTCTTCCCAATAGTTTTGATTCTGAACTGTTGTTATTGCATTTATATGGTCAAATAACCCTTTTTTCTTAACTATTGGTTTCTTGGACATCTAATCCACTACCTTCTAATAATTCTTTAGGTACTTCACCACAATTACCACAACTATAAACTTGAACAGGTACCAATCCAGCTTGACCTGTTGGTGAAACTATAGCTGAAATTTTCTTGATAACAAACGCCGTTATCCATAAATAATTTCCACACTTTTCGCAGTTCATCGTATCTTGTTCTGCTAAATTAACTTTTACTTCATTTTTTGGTGCACCTGGAAAAGGTTTCATTGGTTTTGTACTCATTTTATATTCTCCCTATCAACTATGGTTACCCCACGTTCTTGTACAACTATTTCAGTACACTTCTGTGCATACTCTATTGCTTTTCTAATATCATTTGTATTTAAATAACCACAAACCAAACCTGCCATAAATGTATCTCCTGCTCCACTTACTTCGGCTATCTTTACTTTTCCTGCAGGAAAAACTGTATTATTCCACATACAACCTTTACTACCCATAGTAACAATAAGTTTACGTTCATTACCCTTTAAAAACTCATGATTCTTCTTATACTCAAATTCATTTATTTTAATAAAATCTGCATTTTCAATCCAACTACCAAGGTGTTTTTTAGTATCTACAAATACATTTTTATTATTATCACAAATAAATTTTATATCTTCTTCATTCAAAAAACCTTTACAATAATCTGATATAATTATAGCATCAACTTTAACTATACCACTCAACTGTATGTAACATTCATTATCTTGAATTGTAGATAATAATACATTATCAATTGGTTCACAATAATCATGTTCATCAACTCGTAAAACCATCTGACCACTACGTTTATCAACATAACGTTTTTTAATAATATCATTACCAGGTTCATTATTTGTAATTGTATTAATACACATACCTAATGACTCAACGTTGTTAGCAACATTTCTAGCCATTCCATCATTTACTTGTGTATATTCTGGTACAAATACTGGAACAGGTGCTTCTGGACTTAATCTATCTATGTCACCATAAATAAATTGGTCTTGACAATTTTCACCAACTACTAATACTCTCATTTTATAGTTCCCAATAATTTAGTTAACATAGCCATAGCATTAATTTCTTTATCAACAACTTGACTATCTGACATTTGATATTCCGCTAAAATTAAAATACATTCGGCTACGTGACCTTTACCCCAATCATCAACTTCATCGTATAACAATCTAAATAATTCTGTATAATCCTTAACTTCACTATCCAAAAGTAACTTTCTAACATTCTTAAACGCACTTCTCTTATCTTGTTGTGTTAAAATTTCAAGAACCTTCATCTTATAATCATTTTGAACTATACTTGTTTTATCTAACTCCAACTTTCCCTTGATTGATTGTTTTTGTGCGGAATTTATAACCCTACGAATATCTGGGTAACAACTATTAATAATGAAAACTACATCTTTAGTTTCATACTTTACATTCTCTGTATCAAGTATTTGACCAAGATGTATAGCTACTTCCTTTTTTGATGGTGGTGTTAAATTATAAGATTGACACCTACTTTGAATTGGGTCAATAATTCTCTCGACAAAATTACAAGTCAAAATAAATCTACAATGATTGGAATATGTCTCCATCAAATTTCTTAATGCAGCTTGAGCGGTGGGTGTTATATAATCACACTCATCTAAAATAATAACTTTTAAATCAGAAAACCCAAGTGTTCCTGCAAAAGTTTTTACCTTATCTCGAACCATATCAAGATTTCTCTCGTCTGACGCATTAATATATAGATATTCACAATCTATATTATTAACGAGTAATTTAGCGAGAGTGGTCTTACCTGTACCAGCCTTCCCATATAGTAAAAGATGTGGTAAGTCTCCACTCTCTAAGCACACTTGAACTTTTTCTTTTAATTGGGTGTTCCCAATATAAGAGTCAAGTGTCTGAGGCCGATACTTTTCTACCCATAGAGTATTATTTTCATTAGTAATTTTCATTCATTTAAACCGTAACTCTTGGTTGTAAAAAATAAATCGCATTATAATCATCAACATTAAATGTCATTTTGATTAATGGTCTATCTCCACCTTTCATTTCAAGAGTTCCAGTTTCACATTCTTTATTAGCACTCAGAATGTCAGCCATAACTTGTGAACTAAAAGAAACCTTATCAACTTCTTCATAAGTTTGTGTTGTGACTGGAATTGATAGTCTGTTAGAGTGTGTGTTTCTCCAACCAATAACAACATTAACATTGTTATTATCAGCAACAATAGTAAACGTTTCTACTTCGTCACCAAGAGCTGATTTACCAGTTATAAATTTAGAAACAAAATTGGTATCCAAAGTAAATTTTAAATTATAATCTTGTTCCAATAAACCCTTTACAACGTTTCCTTGTGTTGTTGGAACAACACTTGTATCGTGTAACATATACTTTGTAGAGTTACCATAAGAATCTGATGAATTTACTTCTACTGACTTTTCTTCTCCATCTCTATCAATCTTTACAACATCCATAGAAATATCATTACCAAGTGCACCAAGTAATCCATTAAACTTCTGTAAGTCACCTATACCTAAAACAGAATCTGGTATTTCTGATTTAGTCATTTTTAAAACAACCAAAGCATCTTTATCTTTACTTGCAACCCAAGTATGTGATACTCCATCTTTAGTTGATATTTGAGCTTGTTCGATATGATTACCAATACGAACTTTATCAAGATAGCGAGTTAATTTCGCTTTTTCCATAACCTATTTCTCCTTATTATTTGAGTCATATATACATATATATGACAAGTTCAAAACGATTAATTTTTTTTCAATAATTTTAATAATTCTTCCAATTCTTTTTTTGTAAACCAACCTCTAAAATATGAACCATCAATATTAACAACTGGTACACTCTTAGATTTTGTCTTTTCATATATTTTATCTTTTAGTTTCTGATTGTTAGCTACATCTACCTCAACAAAATTAACTTTGTTATCATTCAACCACGTGCGTGCTTCATCACAATAAGGACAATCTGGTATATTAGATGATGTGTATAATACTAAAACCATGCGTTCTCATTTTGTATTTTTGGTTCATCCCAATCTAACGCACCATAAAACATATTTAGTTTTTTAGTTAGAGCTTGTTCATACATTTTATCATAATCAATATATTCTTTTATAAAATCCATTATTTCTTTTGGGTCTTCATATCCCTTATAAGCAACAACATCCAATTTCAATGGATTATCTTTCAAATATACCCATCTGATTTTAGAATCACTAACAATTGGTTCGTAACTTTTCTTTTTAAAATATTTTAACAAATCATTATAATACAATGAAGACTTAACGTGAACAGGTGTACCAGTCATAATATCAGTAGTAGCACTTCTATTAGCGAATTTATTATCTTTCTTTGGTGTATACTTTTCTAAATTTTTAACACCAACTGGATTTGCTATATCATCTACACTTAAATTTCTTATATTACTTTTAAAATCCAATATCCGTTTATCAACTTTATCCTTTGGAACATAATTTAATATATCATCAAGAACACTTTTTAATAAAACTTTCATTGCAGGTGGGAATGTGCTTCTAACTGTATCTAAACCTTTTACGTGAACCTTATTTACCTTTACACCATTATCATTAATAATTCTCATTCCATATCGTTTCTTAACAACAAAGAAACCAGCTCTTGCTATAATCTCTTGTTTAATTTCAAATCTATGTTTATCTATATTACAAAACTTTTTAGCAAAATAATCATATGAAGTATTCATATAACCTTGAACTTCTGTAGCTATCTCTGAAATCTTTTGTGTCTTCATAACATCAGAAAGTTTTTCATCTGGAAATCTCTTATCAAGAAGTGGTACGGCTGAATAAAATACCGAATCAGTATCAATGTAGATACAATAATCTTTATCATCTTCAAGTTCTTTATTATAGAAATGATTACCAATCTTCTTTGTAAATTTAATCAATGATTGACCAGTCAATGTTGTTGCTTCAGCGTTATCCAAATCATAGAATCGAAAAACTGATAAACCCAATACACCATACAATGAATTTAAAACAACTTTTTGAATGTATTGTTTCCTATTAAAATATTGATACTTTTCTTCATCACCTTCATCGGCAAACTTCTTAGCTAATTTTCTAAACTCTACTCTTGTATCAAACCATTGTTCTAACAAGGCTGGAATCAAACCCTTTTTATCTGTTTTATAAATTATACCATTAGAAGAAATAGAAACTTGGTTATCTCTAAAATACATTTCCAATTCTTGATGTGTTAACTTACCTTGTTCCTTACCATTCATTTTAACTGAATAAGTCTTTGGTACTTTTTTAACGTACTCTTCTGAATCCCATCCTACAATTTCACCTATCTTTGTTTCTGGTGATATATTCAACGACATAATAATTGATGGATACATTGAAGTAATATCTAAATCATAAATCCATTCGTGTCTACCTTTCTGCGGGTCTTGAACATATGCACCAGAGAATTTATTTTCTTCAAATAAATCTTTTCTACCACCCTTCTTTTTGTTTGGTGCAACAATACCAAGTTTCTTTAAGTAAACTAATACGGCTCCTTCAAGGTATCTCGAAGACCATTCAACTTCTTCATATGGAACATGACCAACGTGAGCAATACCACGACATACATCAATAAAATCCAACTTGTCATTTAACATCTTAACAAGTCTAACGTCATGTACGTTATATTCTACAAACTTATCTAAGTCATTGTCATACAAGTCATTTAATGTTCCTTCATACTCAACTTTTTTCTCACCAAGTTCATCTTCTGCTATAGCGTCTAATCTATACGATGTTTTTTGTGTAAATGTAAATTTCTTATATAATGATAAATAATCTAATTGTGATAATCCAGCTATTTTATATCTATTTTGATAGTCACTCCAATTAACTCTTCTAATTGGTGATAGACAATCTGCTATTTCAGAACCAAGTACTTGTGTAGCTCTATTGTAAAGGTATGGTATATCAAACCTTAGACTATTCCAACCAGTTAGTATTGTAGGTCTCAACTTCAGAAATAATGCATAAAATCTATTTAACAACTCACCTTCTTCTTGGAAAGCTTCTATCTCAACATCATCTTTTGTTTCAAGAGTTAGTCTATTCTCTGGGTCAAGTACAAGACAAAAATATTTATCTACCTCACTATCATAGTAAGCTATTGAAGTTATTTTGTTCTCTGCTTTTTCAACATCTGGAAATCCTTGTGTAACTTCTACCTCGATATCAATTACACCAATTCTAATATTAGTGGATAGGTCATCTGAATCTGTATACATATCAACAAGTGTTCTTGTCTCTGGATTTACATCAGATTCCCAAAGGTTTTTAGTCTTCTTATCGAACTTATATACTTTTTTTAGTTTATCTCCATATAGAGATACATAAGTTCCATAATTATCTTTTACATATGCGTATTTTTTATATGGTAGGACAAGATAACCTTTTTCGTCATCCCAAATATGTATCTTATTTTTGAAGTTATCATAAAATATATTCTGATACATTAAAACCAACTATCATCTTTATTGATTATAGTAAATTTTGGGTCTAACTTTGATTCACCAAACGTTTCTCCAGAATCATCAACGAGTTTTTGTATTTCATCTCTCTTATCATCTGGGATAAATAATTTAGTAAATTCATAGTTTGGGTCATCCTTAACTCCTTTGGACATACACCAAAGTCTTATCTTCTCCCAAGTATTACTAAGATATAAATTTGGATGACTATTGTGTAATAAATTTTTCTTAAAACCATTACCTTGTAATATATGATATAACCATTCTATTCCAGCACTTGGTGTTCTGACAGTACGTTTCTTTTTACTATCACACGCATCAATTAAATCACCAATTAAATTTTCTTTAAATGTCTCATCGTGTTTTGGTAAATCCCAACCATAATGTCTTGGTGTATTATCTAACAACTCAAGAAATGATTTTTTATCATTAAAGAAAAACGGATAGTCTTCACCCAAAACATAATCGTGTGTTGGATGTTCATAAACTAAACTTGGTCTTTCAGCTTTTATAGCATCTTGTGCAGATAAATTCCAAGTCATATAATCGTGTACAAGACAAATAGTAGCATAACAATTATCTATAAGATATCTATATTGACCGCCACTTGGTAAGTTCTGAACCTTCATCCAATCTGGTGCAGGTTTACCTGCCTTTGGATGTTTAGCATCATCATCGGTAACCCATACCAACCACTCATCTCTATCAAGTCCTTCTGTAAATTGTATAAGTTTTTTTATACCACATGATTGATTCCACCTATGATTAAAAACTAATATCTTTTTATCTGGTAATGGAAATGGTTCTGGGTCAGGTAAATCACCAACACCAAGTGGGAAATAATTAATCTTCTCTTTCATTACATTTTCATCAACACCTTGTGAAGTGTGTGGCATTTTATCCCAATTAGATTTCATATAATCTAAACTAACTGGACAATGAAAATAAGATTTTGTTGATAAATCAATAGCTTCCATTTGTCTAAAAAATCCAACTGGATAGCCACCAGTAGGTCTACTCTTTTCACAATCAACCCAATGGAAAAAATTATAACTATCTACAGTCATACCATATCTATCGGTCAAGATAGCATTATAAACATTATACAATAGTTCTGGTTGATGATTAAAAATAAAATCAATATCGAGTTTTTGAAAATCCATCTTCTTCAATAGAGCTTTACTTTCAAAAAAACCACGATTAAACAACACACTACCAGCATATGGAAATGGTATTTTAGTAACATTATCTCCAAGATGCGGAATTGTATTGTTTGGTGGAACTAAAACATAATGATGACACATTGGTAACCATTTTATAGTCTTAACCATTACTTTATAATTGGAATCCATTTGATGCATAAATTTGGTTGAACGCCATCTTACAGGTGACATTACGTGTAAGATTCTTCTACCATATAACTTGTGATTTATCATTTAATAACCTTTTTTTATAAAAATAAATAGTGAACCCAAATTCAAAAGGGTGGATATTTTTTTGGAAAAAATGGGAAAGTTAGGCGTACAAACACAGCCAACGATATTAGATTACGATTTTTCATTTATCGTTCTCCTTTGTTATATTCGTTAACGAAAATACGCATTTTTCTACAGGTGCGTTGTCTGCCTGTCCGCGGGTTTGATGTACGTGAAATTAATTAGCATATTCTTGGTTGTCATTATCACCAGTCATCGGAATTACTGCACATACATCATTATTGCAAAATTTATCAATATCAGCCTCTTCGTGTTTGATAACTCCAAATGATAACTTACCAAGTCTCTTAACTTGTTTATTGTATTCTTTTTCATCAATAGACTCATATGGCATTTGTGGGTAGGCACCATAATCATGTCTTGGTAGTAATGAAATTCCTTTCAAGTGATATTGAAAATAATTTAGTACTTGTGGAATAACTGAACCCTCTGACTCTGGGTCAAATGTTACAGTACAACTTACTTGATTGTCTGCCCAATGTCTTTGAAGAAATGCGGCTAAATGGAATTGTTCCCATATGGATAATTCCGCCGCTGTTCTTATTCCTTCACCAACATCAACAGGAACTTCTACGACCATTGTCGTATCTTCTGAACCAACCGCTGGTTCTACTTTATACTTTGCTTTTTTCAATGGTTCTAATAATTCTGAATGTTTTGAAACCCTTATTCTCCTAATGTAAAAACGACTCTCAGGGTAATGTAATCCTGGAGTCGCTCCTGCTAATAGTGAAACTGTACCTGATGGCTTTACTGAAGTAGTTTTTATACTTCTTGGTACTGCAAACCAATCTGAATACATTTTATCCCAATCTTGTATTACATCATAACCATTATTTAACCAATTCTTTAATTCATTTAATCCACGATTAGTAATAAATTGTGCGACACCACTAACAGAACAACCGATTCTTCTATTTCTTAACATCACACGATTTGTATCTGACCAATGAGTCTTACCAAGTGTTACAGTTTTAGCATATAGATAAGCATATTTTAATGTTCTAGCATAATCGTCATAACTATCGTGATTACTTGGAAAAGTTTCTACTAAACAACATAACTCATAACTCTCTAATGATTGTTCTAAACAAGGATTTCCACCTGCAACTCTATGGTCTTTATTATCTCCACCATTTTTCATACGAGAATATTTTCTCATATTTTTCAACCAAGCTAAACCTGGTTCACCATTGTCTACAATTCTTTTTGATACTTCGGTATAATCCATACCAAGTTTTGCAAATATAGAATTGTTTGATGTCCAACCATATTGTTCTCTATGTTTATTAACTTTATAATTTTTTAAATCTAAATATTCATCTGAATGTGGGTCTCCAAATACAATCTCAGCAGTTCTTCTAACATTACCTGCTACAACACATTTACCTATAAGATTCATAATATCAACAATTGTAGTGATTGTAATTGGTTCTCCTGCGTTATTATCAAGAACTTTTCTGATTGCGTCGTGTACTTCTTCTAATGGTTCATAACCACTTGCGACACCACCAAATCCAGTAATTGGTTCACCTGCACCTCGTATCTTTGTATAGTCAAATTTCACTGGTGCTTGACCATGAAAATAACTTTCCAATAATAGACGAACTGATTCTACCCATCCCTCACGAGTATCTGGTATCTGATAAACTTGTTCATCTCTATCTTTCTGAATACCTTTGATTACTATTTCTCCAGCACCTTTTGTATCGAAACCTACACCAACACCCAACATACTTGCATCCATAAGGAAACAAAAAGGTTTAGCATAATCTTCTCTTAGTGTCTTCGTAGATACGAAAGCACAATTGTTTAGGGCGGCATATAAACCCTTGTCTTCTGTAATGGGCGTTCCCATTGCCCACAGACCACGACCAGGCGGCAAGAACTTCATATTAAAAATTCGGTCATACATTTCTTGTGCCGACTTTTGAGCTTGCCAGGGATTCCACCCTAATTGATGTGATTCAATCCAATTCATTTGCATTGAATAAGTTCCTTCTACTACTCGTTGAACAGTTTCCCACCATCTTTCGTTTTTACCATCTTCTTTAATTCTTGAATAGGTTCTCATATAAACTAACTCACCTAAACCATTAAAACCAAATGGGGCTTTTCGCCTCTTATACTTATTTATAAAATTTTCCGACAACTTAAATTTCATTTTTTACCTTCTCTCGTAAACTTTCTCATTTCGTGTATACCTATACCTACTATAATTATTCAAACCCTTCCATTTTGCTACCATCAGTTTTAAAATCATCATATTTATTTTTAGCTAATTTTCTAAGATAGTCTTCCGAACTATCCATTTTCTTTTGTTGTTGTTTTCCACCCACAGTATTAGACTCATGAATTTCTATATTACCAATATTAGTATTCATCATCATTGGATATGTCATACCATCAACTCCAAATCTATTTTTAATAACGTGACAACGAGCAGTATTAGATATTTTATCTTCTACCTTACGACTTATTGACATTACAAAATCAGATGTCATAACTTTTGAATAATCTTCCGACACCTTTGTAGCATCAATTACTTCCTCTTCAAGAGCACTTCTATTAGCTTGTGAAGCTGTCCATACAGGAATTTCAAACTCACCAGCTAACTCTCTAAGTCTTTCGTAATTATCCCCAATAGAATGTCTCTTTTCTCTGAATGTACCAAGTGGTTTTACAATATCGGCATAATCAACAACAACTAAATCTGGTTTTATACCTTGAATTAATAATTGTTGTAAATGTGAATTTATCGTTTGAACTGTAGCAGAACGAGTAGGATAATATTTTATATATAAATTACCTTTAAGTGCATCTATCTTCTTCTGTACGTCCTCTTTATAAAATTTGATATTTGATGTAGTTACACCACTAAATACTGTATCATATCTCAACCCAACATAAGTCTGATTTAATTCCAAACTATAATGAACTACAGTTTTTCCTTTTTTAATGGCATTAGCTCCAACAACTTGTAACATCCAAGTCTTACCAATACCAGCTGGTGCCACTATAACACCAAGTTCACCTGCACCAAGACCACCATCCATCACTTCATCTATAATATCCCAACCAGTAGGTGTGGTGTTTCTAACCGACTCTGTTAATCTCTCCTCTAAACTTGTTAAATATTCATGACCCAAGTCTCGTTCAATACCAACAGACATAGACTTATCAATTAACGATTTAATACCATCGTAATCTTGATTCTCTAAAAGATTTACCGACTCCAATATAGCATTCTTTAAAACTTGATTCTTACAAAACTCCAAACATTTATCTTTTACCCAATCTAAATCTGTAGCTTCTATATTTTTCCAAATTTCTCTTAAATTATCTATAACAGCTACTTGTAATGGTTCATCTTCTATAGCATTTATTTCTATTTTTAAAACATCGAGTGTTGGTACTTGCTTATGTTTCAAAAAATACTTTGTTACTTCCTCAACTATCCAACCATTTGCATTAGAATCAAATATATCACCATTTATAATATCCGAAGATGTTTGTAGAAACTTTAAATCTGTTAAGAGAGACGCTATTACTTTTATTTGGAATGGTGTTCCAAACCCAGTTAACTTATCTGTCATTACTTATTCCTGCATATTTATTTAAAGTAGCAAATGTAGTTAATAACCAACTATCAACATTAGGTAACGATTGAAATAATTTATCTTTTAAAAACATTTTCGTAAAATTAAATTTAGATAATTGTTGAATTGGTTCATCAACAATATCTTTAATCTTTAATTTAGCGTTACCACTAATATTAACATCATTCAATTGCATTAAATCATTATTTAATTGTAATTGTTTTCGATTATCTTCTGTCAACATAGACTTGACATTTTTTGTAACTTCATTATTTTCGATATATTTTAAAACTTCCTCTATACTAACTATCTGGTTATTTTGTAAAAGTGGTAAGCATTTTTTAATTGTTTTTAATGCAACTCCTTTTATGCCAGGAATGTTATCTGACTTGTCACCATCAATTATTTTATACATCAAAAAGTTATGAGATGGTATACCAAATTCTTCTTGAACTTCAACTGGTGTATACTTTTTTTTCTTGGTAGGGCTCCAAACAGAAATTCTATCATCTACCAACTGAAGAAAATCTTTATCAGTAGACATTATTGTTATCTTAGAATCTGTTAAAATTTGTTTGGATATATAACCAATAGCATCATCAGCTTCCAAATGATTAGCAGATATAATAGTTAGTGGTAGTAATTGTAAATACTCTACTAACCGACTCATTTGGAACAACATAGATTGATGTTCATCTTCTGGTGTGTTCCAATCATACGCTCTATTCAAACGTATTTTTGTTCTACGTTTAGCTTTATAATCTGGGTATAACTTACGACGGCGGTCTGAGCCTCCTTCTCCATCAAATACTATTATGCATCTCGTGGGATTGTGCATTTTTATAGCGAAACCAATTGACTTTAGAAAACCAATTATTCCACCAACGTGAGCTCCGTCATCATTGGTAACTGGTACGACGCTGAAAACTCTTATAAAAGTATTCAGGCCATCTATTATCAATACTTTATCGTCAGGGTTATTATGTTCAATCCGACCGCCGTCGTTTTTTATTTGTTCAAGTATCGAAAGATATTTAGCATTAGTCACCTAATACCTCTTCGGTCATCTCCACATCATCAATACCTAAATCTTCTTTTGTATATTTTAAAATAACTTTATCACAAATCATACTATATACATAATCTTTAAATTCCTTGTCTTCCAAAAGTTTTGACCAATCTTTTGATTGAAATTTCTTTTCATCTGTAACTTCACCTGTATCCATATCAATAATTGGAAGTGTATACCAAGCTCCTGCAACTTTACAAATACCATGTTCTTTCATTACGGTTAGCCAACTACCATCATCATCAATACCACTTTCAAAATAAAGTGGAAACTCACAATGTCTTAATGGAGGCCCTAATCTATTTTTAATAACTTGAGCTTGTATATTCATTCCAATCGTATTCTTTTTAGTGTCTTTTATCTGACCTTTATTTTTTAATCGAATACGAGTAGAAGCATGAAATGGTAACGCTTTTCCACCACTTGTTGTCCAAGGGTCTCCAAACATTACACCCAACTTTTGTCTTAATTGATTAGTAAACACAAGAGCGACTTTACGTCTTCCAATCATCTGAGTAATCTTTCTCATCGCTTTAGAAATGATGATAGCTTTACTTGTAGCCCAACCATCTTTCTCAAAATCGGCTTCCATCTCAACTTTAGTAGAAGCTCCAGCTAAACTATCAACCAATATTGTAACCAATCTACCTGTATCTTCTTCTCTAACCTTGGTAACTATCTTTTCTATAGCTTCAAATATTTCTTCTACAGTTTCTAAGTGAACATATAACATATTGTCTATATCAACACCTATAACTTCAAGAAATTCTCTACTAACTGCAGTCTCAGTATCTATGTATACGGCTACTCCACCCTTCTTTTGTGTAGAAGCTAATAAATGGGCTCCAACCAAGGATTTACCACTTGATTCAAGTCCATTTATTTCTGTAATTCGACCAATAGCTATACCACCATTTGGCTTATTAGAAATTGCTAAATCCAACATAGATGAACCAGTAGAAATAAAATCGGTTACATCGGTTGGCGTTTCATCAGAACCATCAAGAAAATATGCTACTTTCGGATAATCCTTTTTAAATTGTTTATTAAGGCTTGTGGATAAAACCGAAGCCAATTCGTCTCTTGCGGACATAAAATCTCCTATGTAAATATGGGTGGTTCCAGAAAGACGGAGTGTTCCTCTATTCTTAACAGTGGCTCTTAACCCTAGCCACCCAATATTATTTAATTACCGATTGAATAATTCGTCAAACGCGGATGAGGCATCATCTACTGTAGTAGTTTCCTTCAAAGCTTCCTTTGTAGGTTTATCTACCGTTTCAGTAGCTGTACCATTCGCTTCAGAATCTTCAGATGGATTCAACCACTCATTCAGAACTTCTGTAAGTTCATCATAAGAACGTTCATTATAAACCGTATTTAAATCAACTTGGTTTTCTAATGCTCCTTCCATTGTTTGTTTATCATCTGAAATTGGTGTCTGATTTGGTTTAACACGAATAGCAGTAGTAGGAAATGATTTTCCTGTTTCTTCTGCAGTCTTAAACTCAACTACGACATCACGACCATTTTCTGCATCTGTAATATCACCATAATCTGGGTCAGCAATAACCGAGAGTAATTCTTGGTAGACTGTTTTACCAAATCCCCAAAACTTAATACCATCATTTTCTGCTCCACGTACAAGTACAGGTGCAAAAGTTCTCATCTTAGCTTCAAGTTTCTTACCAAGTCTCCAGTCATCACGATTACCACTTGATTTCAATTTGTCAGCAAACTCTTCAACAGGGTCTGGTCTTCCAAAAGAAATTGGTGATAGGTAGGTTCGTCCGCCCAAATCATAATGAAAATACAACTCAATGAAAGGTGAAGTTTTATTGTACTTATTAGGTACAATTCTAACAACTTGCTTTCCTGGTTGCGGTTTCCATAAATTTGAAGTACGAGTGTTTGTGGTTTGTAACTGATTTAAACGTTTCCGTATTGCATCAATATCCATTTTATAATCTCCTAATTGTTAATGTTTTAATTGTTAATTGTTAATCAAAGTAAAACCTTGATTAATAATATATATCTAAGATGTTATGTAAACGTCCAAGCTTTTTTAGTATTATTTCTATCATAACACTTATAATTTATTACTACGAATGGTAGAGTATCTTCTGAATATCCTTCTTGGATTATTCCTCTTTTAGATACTTGAATTTCTTTATCTTTTCTTGCAAATATCCAGATTCCTTTTCCAGTTTTTGTAGTTTTATCAATAACATTGAAATCCGTATCATATGATTTCATATCAACTATAACTTCACTATGGCCTGGGTCATCGTGGAACGCTGGTGAGTGTGGTAGTGGAAATGTCCAAACAATATTTTTACTTATCCTACAAATTTCATCAACAAAAGTTTTCATATATTGTTGTGGTATATGTTCAAGTGTTTCTGAACACCAAACCCAATCCCATTGTTTATCTTTAAAATTTGTACCTTCTATAATATCTTGGCAATAATCAACTCTATCACCTGGTCTTATATCTAAATTTTTATATTTTTTTGTACGAGTTTGTAGAACGCCTTTATATGGAGCTGTACTACCACCACCGACATCGAGTATTGATTCTGCTCCTCGTGGCGGTAAATACATCAAAAAGAATCTTATAACATTTTCTACATTTTTATGTGACGATACGTCTAACATATAACCTTTATTTAAATAAAAAAAAGGGTTCTGTAGTTTTTTAAGTTTGTATATAGTGGAAACTAAAAATCGGTTGAACCCTTTTTTATAATTTTTGAAAATTTGGGGATGTAGGATTAACGATTACCTACAACTATCAGCTTGGATTTTTTTACCTTGTACCTAATACCCATCAGTTACGATGATTCTCTCAATAGTGGTTAACTATCATCGATTGAGTACAACCTCTGTACCATTACCTTATCTCTCCAAGATTAGATTATTCGGTCATAAAGTGAGATTTCGGTTTTACCCTTACTCACAACAAGGTCAAAGAATCGTGTTCTTTATATGTTCTGAAAGTACATTCCAATTCGTATGTCTACGAGACATTTGCAACCTACCATTCTAGCAGGTAGTCGGACACCACATCCATTGGTAGATTCCCTTATGAGCTTCAAAGTATACTCATTATTCAGGCAATCCCATAGAGAGTTAATTACTCTCTCTACTTTCCGTTTTCAAATTATCAAAAATCTTAATATCTAACGATATAAATATATATATATTACAAATAGCCAAAACGTTCAAGCTTTTTTAAAAAAATTTGTTCTTTTTATTTTTTATTCCTTTCTTTATTAATGCATTTTCTATAATGTCAAATCTAAGATTTAATGCACTATTTGTAGATGAAAAAGATTCTTTAGACCAA